GTCAGTCTGGGATAAGTCCACCAATTAGACATGTCCGGTGCGATGTGTCTAAAAAGTAACTAAATCTATCCACGTTAAGGTGGTAGAATAGATAGCGGAAAGGAGGTGCGCAGATGCGTTACGAAACGTCCTCGCCCCTTGGGATCGTCTACGGTCCCTATGGCGCGACAGGGTTTGTCGGCGAGCGGAGCAACTTGAGCTGGATCACGGTCCTGTTCGAGTGGCTCGGCTTGAAGCCGGTGTAGCCCCAACGGCCGCAGGCAAAGAGCTTGCGGCCGTTTTGCGTTACTTTGATCGGGCGCCGCGATCCGAGTAGTGGCTGACAACTGCGCGCTCATGGTTCCGAATGGCTGCAGCGTACTCCTCGTAGCTATCAAAGTCTGAGTGCTTAGGATGTGGCGGATCGTTGAAGATGGCAGACAGCAAACGCTGCTCGGCATTTGGCCGCTCGTAGTCCGTTGGGCCAAGTGCCGCCCACGCTGCCTCAAGCCGCTTGCGGGACATTTGCTTGGTCATCGGGATCACGGTGTCGATCATACATAAGCCGCTTCCATGCGGCAAATATGCGCCTCAATCTCCGCAACTTCTTCGGCGTATGGCAGGACATCGAGGTCCGCGCAGGCGTTGCGCACGCAGCCATCGCTCAGGCACTGGCGGCGCATCATCGAGAACAGCTCAGGCGAGTCGAACACGCGACCGGCGAGGCGCAGGCCATCCCATGGGAAGGTGCCGGTGGAGAAGTAATCGTGACGCATCATCGCACTTGCAGGGTTTGCGCCGTCTGTGGCGCCTTGGGTTGCGTCGCAGAGTACCAGTGCGTGTAGCGTGGCACGCGCAGCAGCAGGCGAGACGGCACGCGCGAGCCGGAGGGATACAGCGCTTCCTCGTAGCTCTGCGTATCGTGCGGCACATACGCTTGGAAGCGCGTCGGCTTCTGCCAGTTGCCGAACTTGTCGGCGACGACCTTGAGCTGCAGCGGTGTGGTGCCTACATACTCCGCGTTCATGTAGATGACGGCGCCGGTCGGAATGCTGCGGATGTCAATCGTGAGCACCGGCAGCGCCTGCTCGGTGTTGTAGTCGTTGGGCGTGGCCGCGCAGCCTGCTAGGGCCAGCGCGAGGATGGCGAGCGGTCTCATGCGACCTCCTCGATGGGCAGCATCAGTTGCGGGTCCGCGGCTTCTTTGCGGGCGAGCTGCACCATGTGCGCGTGGCTGATGACCAGCTCGGTCAACTTGAGCGCCGCCTGCAGATCGTAGTCATGGTCCGCGTTGAACGTGGCCGCGGACTGCGCGATGGCGTGGGTGTTCATGTTATTGGTGACCATTCGACAACGACTTAATCCAAACAACGCGCCCGCGGTCATCGATGTTAATGAGCGTAGTGCCGGTCCAGCCGCGCCAGATTCTGGCGACACGGTTGAGGGTGTCGCCGCTCGCCAAGATGTAGCGGCGAGAGCGCTTGCGGACCAGCGGCGTAATGTTGTCGCGGCGGCGGATGACGAACCATGTGTTGCCTGCGGCAACCTCAAGTTGCAAGCGGTCTTGCTCCACAGGCTCAAGGTTGAGTTTTGTAATGCCGATGATGTTCATGGCTGGCGGTCAATGAAGGCTTGAGCGCTGCGCTTGGTGTCAAAGTTCCGCATCTCGGGCTTGGACTGGCTAGGGCGAAACACAACCCAGACGCGTTGATCTCGGTTTGACCAGTTCTCAATCCGGTGGCCGCGGCGCTCATAGATGCCGGTAGAAACTTTTGTGGTTTGCGTGCTCATGTTAGGCGGCGAGCGTTTTGTTGTGCAACTCGCAGACATACCTTGCCGTTTCGGGTTTTAGGTCGTCGGCGATGAGGATGCCGTCCCCAGTGCCGTCTTCCTCAATAATGATTGCGCGTGGAACGCGAACGATTTTGCGACCGCTTTTGATTGCGCGTGTGTATTCGTCAACGACCCAGCGTCCGGTGTGTGTTGTGCTCATGTTAAGCAGCCCTCCGGTTAAGCACAGGTATCTCCGAGTTGGCGCTGATGGCAACGCACTTCGGCTTGGCTTTCACGGTCACCGTCTGACCCATCAGGGTGGTGAACGTGCGGGGTTCGACCGGCAGCGCGATGTAGGCTGCCGTGGGTGTGACGCGCTCGACGCGCACTGGTCGGCCGTCGTAGCGGACGAGGTCGCCGGTGCGGAGGCGGGTGAGTTGCTGGTTGAAGTTCCAGCGGATGTTGGTGGTGTGTGGTTTCATTGTGGTTGGTGGTTGGTGGTTAGTTGTTGGACGAAGGCCATGTGTAACGCTCTACGCGACGCGCATCGCCGCGCAGGCTCTGCTGGTGGTCGTAGGCATCAGCAAGCGCAACACGATCTGCGTGCCCCATGTCTAGGGTTGGCCGGTAGTTGCCAGCGGCGTTGAGCAGTTGCTCAAAGCTGCCGAACGCGGTGTGGTTGCGGACGATGATGTCCATCCACGCGAACTCATGCTCGCGCTGCCAGATCTGCGCGTATGCGGCGCGCTGCTCTTTGGGGCAATCTTCGAGAATGCTTGCACGAGCGCGAGCGGCCCTGTGCGACAGCTCACCGGCAAGCTCCACGACGTGACCGGCGAGGATTTTGTTGGCGCGGGTGTTTACGGTGCCGTTGGCGCGGATGCGGTAGGCGCAAAGCACGGCAGCGGTGCGGTTGTAGATTTTGACGCGCCACCAATCCTCGCGTCCGTTGACGCTGATCTTGGCGACGAGCGTTGTCTGCGCAGCCGTGGTGTTCGCTGCGCCCATTGTGGTGTATGTGTTTTGCATAACAGTGAGGACTTTAGTGGACGACTGTGGACGCGTCAAAGAAATAATTTAGCCCCTGCATGGTGAAAATGCGTTTTTCTCTGTAAATCAGCGACTTACAGGCAGAAAAAAATTACTGCTCGGCGAGAAACTGCTGCAGTTTTTCCTGCGTTTGCTTGAGGTGCCGCACCGTCATGCCTCGGAACTGGTCCGTAAGCGGCCCTCCGAATGCCTCCTCGCAGTCGAGGAAGAATTCGAGCGCCATCTGCGCATACCGGTTGTTGCTCACGCGGTGCGCGGGCGCAGCTCGCATGATTCTGGCGTGTAGCGTGGGCAGAAGCGAAACCGTGACGCGCTTGCTGTCGGGACGTGCTGCCCTTGTTTTGGTTTTCATACGTCCGCAAACGTCCGCCCAAGTCCTCACGATGTCAACACCGGCCCATGCGCCGGACATGGGGTCTTCACCCTATGACGCACGCCCCCAAAAAAAAGATTTGCACGCCGGTCCGCATTGTGTGCACCTTTGCATACGCCATTACTTTTATGACCACACCTCTTGTACTAACTGTCACCGAAGCGGCTAAAGCTGTCCGCTGCCGCCGCACCGTCCTCGAAGACTTCATCCGCTCCGGCGAACTCACCGCGTTCAGCGTGGGCGGACAACGAGGGACACGCATCTCACACCGCGCACTCGAAGCCTTCATGACCAAGCGTGCCCTGCGCACCAGCAAGTAACCCTTATGACAAACACACCCACCATGCTCGAAGCCCTGAGCTACCTCACCGACACGACGTTTGTGTCCGTCGTCGCGCTGACGTTCAGCGTGTTCATCGCGCTCGAAGTTATCAACCGCATCGGAGGTCGGTCATGATCGACCTCATCCGCAACCACGAAGCCGACACCTGCGAGTGCGGCAACCCTGAGTGCCTCGGCGCCGCCGATGTGGTCGAGGCTGTTGTCGCCGACTTGGTCGAGTCACTGCCGCAGCTCGAATCTCCCCTGCTCAAGTTGATCAAGGAAAGGAACGAAGCGCGCCGCCTCGCCGTCGCCATGGTCAACGCGATGAGCGTGGGCATGCTCGCGCAGAGCGTTGCCATGGAGAAGGCATTCACGGACGTGTGCAAGGCGCAGCGCGGCTGGGACAAGCACAGCTATGAATCGGAGGGCGCGTAGTGAGCGACGCCGAACGCATTCAACAGCTCGAAGCGCAACTGCGCAACACCGAAGAGCAGCTCACCGCCTACAAGGACAAGATCGACAAGGACGATCTGATCCGCTGCCTGCGCGCCTCACGCGACAGCTACCGGAACGAGACCATTCAGCTCAAGGACAGGATCGCCGACCTTGAGCAGCAGAACGACGGACTGCGCGACGACAACATGAAGTGTGACGCGATGATGCGAGAAGCCCGCAGCGAGAGCCGCAACCTAAGAGCGCAGCTTGTCCGCGCCGCATGTGGCGAGGTCAACCGCATGGAGGTCGCAGCATGACGACCGCGCACCGACTCACCCACCGCGCCAAGGCGTTCAGCCTTGAGACCTACGAGAGCAACTCGCGCTGGCGCTCGAACGCCGCCATGGCGATGGACCGCGTGAGCGACGGCACTGAGATCCTTGCCGACCTCATAGACCAAAGCTCGCGCGCTTTCCGCAAGGGACGCCAGTCCGCCCACCTGACCCGCAAAGAAGCCTACCACGCAGCGCACGCCTCCGGTCGCCGCGATGCCTTCATGAGCGGCTACCGATTTGCCCTGAGATACCAACGCCCAAGCCTAACCCCACATGAACATCGGAAAGAGAACTAAGACCTATCGAGGTGCCGCCCCAACGGTGCCTGCGCACATCATGCTAGTCATCGCGCAGCGCATCTGGAGGAAGCGTCACCGTGGCTGACCTCGGCTTCATCCTCATCGGCTTCGCCGCGGGTATGCCGGTCGGCGCGCTCGCTGCCTATGGGTTCATGTTCCTCTGGGCTATCCGGTGCGGACGCGAGGAGGACGCGGAGTGACGACGAATAGCGTCAACCCCAAGACCGGCCTGACGCGCTTCCCCGCGGCGCTGTGCTACTGGAACACCACCGGCAAGCGCTGGGTGATCCAGAGCCGCGTGCAGGAGCTGTCCAGCGCGCTACGCCGCATCAAGGGCGCGCGGCGCTTTGGGTACGCAATCATGGGCGGACATCTCACGCTGTGGGCGATGGACTGCACCGCGGCCAAGGCCAAGAGCGTGATCAGGGGTCTGACCAAGATTTTGCGCGACATCTCAGCGCAGAGTGGAACGGCTAAAATCAAGCAGGAGGCGCTTTTATTGAGCGGAAGGGTAGGAGGAGCGAAATGACCATGGGAAGACCTAAGACACGCAGCAAGCCACGCGGCACAGCGAAGAGCGCGAAGCTCATCGAGGCGGAAGACGGACGCACCATCGTGAGCGTCCAAGGGCACACCGGAGAAGACGTCCCACCAGCCAAGGCCGCGGAGATCCTCGCCGCTCACGTCGCCGGTATGCCCGCCACACGCATCGCGCGCGCTTTCAACACGTCCTACCACACCATCATTGCCCTGATTCGCAACCGGCCGGAAGCGCTTGAGAAGGCACGCCAGACGGCAGCCAACAACTGGAAGACGCTCGCAGCCGTGGGCACCGCCGAATTGCTTGATCGTGTGCCGGATATGAAAGACCACGGCTTGGTCATTATGTCGGCAGTGGCGACCGAGAAGGCCGAGCTGCTCTCAGGCGGACCCACCCACCGAGTCGAGCATGTGGTCGCACCGGCAGCCGAAGCGTGGGAGAGCTTCGTGCAGGGTCTCAAGCAGCGTGGCGATGTGGTGGATGTGGCGTTTGAACCGGTCGAGGTGAGCGGAGACACGCCGCAAAAGGCCGCGGCAGCGCTCCCGCCGGTCAACTCCACCCCGAAACCGGAGATCATCGATGCTGATGTTCAACGACTTACGCTATAACCGAATACTATGTCCAGAATGTATAATGGAGCCACAGCGATTAACCCCTCGCACATTCCTCTGTACAGAGGGGGGGAGGGGGTCTGACTTGATTTTTTCTTCGCAAACCCCCGACCGGTAAGCCCTCGCAAAATTTTTCACAAAAACACCCATGCAAAACCTCATCGAAAAAGCCAAAGCCGCCTTCAAGCCCCAACCCCAACCCGCCCCCAAGCCTGCACCAGAGCCTGACCTTACGCCTGCCGCGGAGCCTGTAAGGCAGTCGCAGCCTGCAGCTCCCCTCACCGCCGCCCCCAAGTCCGCCAAGGAGCTGGCCGAGGAGACCGCACGGCAGGTCGGCATCGAGCAGGGCGACGAGTTCGCCAACGTGAAGCTCTGCAAGGCGCAGACCCCGCGGAACGCGCGCATGCTGTACGTCGAGGGCATCCCCAACTGGTCCGAGCGCGCCATCTGCTGGGTGAAGGACGCGGAAAGCTGGAAGCCGGTCTGCCCGCCCTTTGACACGCTCAGGTGCAAATACACCGGCATGGCCACGACGGAAGGTGTCTTGCAGTTTGAGTCCTCGGATATCAGCAAGCGCAACCGCCTCAGGAGGGCACAGTGAGCGTCGCCGCGACTACATGGGTATGGGGCGACAGCAAGGCTCAGGGCGCCGACCTCTTGGTTCTCCTCGCCTTGGCCGATTATGCGGACGAGCACGGCAACTGCTACGCGAGCTGGGCGAAGCTGCAGTCAAAAACCCGCCTATCGCGCAGCACGGTGATCCGCTCACTGCGCCGCTTGCAGGAGTCCGAGCAGCTCGAAGAGATAAAGAAGGGCTTTCGCCGGACAGCCGGTGATGGCGTGCAGGCGACCGTTTGGCGCATCACAGGGATAGGTGTCAGCGCGACACCGGTGTCAGGAAGACAGGTATCAGAAAGACACCCAAGTGGTGTCAGCGCGACACCTAAGCGGTGTCTTTCTGACACCTCAACTATAAGAACATATAAGAACAATACTTTAGGTGACACTCCGGCGACTTCGTCGCCTTCGCATCCTCTCACCGAGGATGAGGTAGCAATGTATGCGCCCGATCCTGAGCTGCCGAAACCGAAGACGGTTGGCATCCAGTCTTGGTCCGCCGACCGCCCCCTACCCCACAGCGTTGGCTTCCGTCAATGGTGGGGCGAGTTTGTCGAGTTTCGCCGCGGCAAGATTAAGGGTCGCCATCACCCGCTGACCGATCAGGCCGCGCGGATCATCCTCGGCGAGCTGGCCGCGGTGAACGAGTGGCAGGCGGTCGAGGCGATCAAAACGGCGATTGCGAGCGGTTACATCAAGCCATGGGTGGACAAGTTCCGCGGCAAGAATGGCGCCGCGCCGGTTGCCCCTGCCCCACAGCGCTCCGGCCCTAGTGCCTTGGAGCGCAGCCTAGAGCGTGCGCGCATGGAGGTGGCAGCGTGACTGCCACCCAAACGGAACCATCGTCCTGCCGCAAAGGCGACATGGCTGAAATGCTTTTTGCCGCTGGCGCAATTGTCCACGACTGGGAGATCTACATGCCCTTTGGCCACGCGCAGACGACCGATGTTTGCCTGCTAAGACCGTGGACGACGCCAATCAAGGTGCAGGTCAAGACGGCATGGTGGGATGCGTCGCACCAAAGTTATGCGGTGTTTGTAAGGAACGGCAGCAAGCAGGCTTACGCCTTCGGAGACTTCGACGTCCTTGCGGCATACCTGTCAGACATCAATCAGTTTGTCTTCTGGGCGTTTTCCGACATCAGCGGCAGGCAGAAAATCCGTTACTCCCCCGAGCGACACCGGAAGCCCAGTAACTGGGAGCTGCTAGACGATGTCGCAAAATCCCTCGCGCGTCCCAAAACCTGATTGCCCCCCCCCCCCCCCCCACTAAGTTATCAATTTTATATTAACCCCTCGGACAGCAAATGTCCCACCCTCCCCTTCATCATTTCCCACACACATGAAAAAGCGCACAGCTAAAACCAAGTCGTCTCAGCCCAAGCTCGCTGAGTACACCATCAATCTCGAAACCATCGAGGCGTCCGTCGCCGAGGCGAAAGCCACGCTCGACGCGCTCTACCTGCTACTCAACGCGGTCATCGAGCAGCTCGCCGCGGCGCAAGGGAGGGCCAAGAAATGAACCCCGACGTAGTGGTCGGCGAGGTCGGCTTCGGTAGCGACTTCGGCTCCTCCGCGGAGCTGGAGTTCTACCGCGCCGAGGACAAGCGCAACTCGGCCGAAATGGCTAACCTCGAAGCGGAGAAGCGCGAGCTGATTAAGCGCGTCAATCGGCTCAAGCTCGTCTTGAAGCGGTGCGCGGCGCTCTCTCCCGATGTAAGCGACGAGAAACACGAAGCCCTGCTCGCCGTGGAGGAGCCGCTGTGAGCGCCGGAAAGGGCGATGCCCCGCGGCCGATAAACGGCCAAAAATACCGCGAAAACTGGGATCAAATTTTTTGCGGAAAACGCTTAAAAGTTGTTGCCCCTATGTCCGCATTTGTCCACACTTGCCCACACCAAGACCCACCGGCTGCTACCACACCGAACGACGTAGAAACGGCAGCCCATGCGAACTGAACTCAAGCAAACTTTACGAAGCGTATGGCCCCACGTTGCAGAAGATGTCATAGCGGTGGACGAAGCGTGCGACCGCTGGCTCAAGCGTCGCTACGAAATGCGGCAGCGCCGGAGGGAGCGCAATGAGTCCGGTGCAAACGCTCGTTTATCTAACGCTTCTCGCGCTGCTGGTTCTGGCAGCGATGGCGGCGAGTGACGACGACGACAACTTTGTATGAAAACCACCACCCCACAAAGCCCAAACACCGAGAAGGCGGTCCTTGGCACACTCATGGCCGAGCCGAAGCTCGCCGATGAAGTTGCCGGACTGCATGGCGATCTTTTTTACACTCCGGCGCACCGCGCGATTTTCGATGCGATCAACGAGATCCGCGCAGACGGCGGCGTGCCTAACATCATCGCGGTCACTCAGCGCCTCGACGCGCAGAAGAAGCTGACCTTTGTCGGCGGCGCCGGAGCAATTACCGAGTTTCTTTTGCAAGCGTGCGGAGGTCTCTCCGCGCTCGAATACCATGCGCAGACTCTGCGCGACCTGCACGGCCGTCGCTCGATTATCTCCGCGGCAGTCGCCATGCAGGCCGCTGCTAACGATATGGCTGCGAACGCCGACGAGGTGCTGCAGTCTGCCGGAGAGAGCGTTTTGTCGCTCAGTCTCGGCGCCCCGACCGACTCGATGCGCAGCGCGGCCGACATCGTGCCCTCGCTCCTCGAAGAGCTGGAGGCGCTGATGGACAACAAGCAGACGCTCGGCCTGCGCACCGGCTTCGCTGATCTGGATCAAGTCACCGGAGGTCTGCGCGGCGGCACGTTGAGCATCATCGCCGGACGTCCGGCCATGGGTAAGTCGGCCTTGATGATGAACATCGCGGACAACCTGATGCGTCGCAAAGTTCCGGTGCTCTACTTTTCGCTGGAGATGCCCGCCAATGAGTTAGCCGCTCGCGTAGTGTTGTCGCGCGCGAACACCAACACCGAGCTGGTGCGCAATGGATTTGTCGATATGGCCGGAAAGCGCCGCATTGGTTCTGTTGCCTTGGATTTTTCTGGCGAACCCCTGTACATAGATGACCGCTGTGGCATGTCTTTGTTGGACATCCGCGGACGTGCGAGGTTGGCCGTTCGCAGGTGGGGCGTGAAGATTATCTTTGTTGATTATTTGCAGCTCGTCTCGCACTCGAATGCGAAGTCGCGCGAGAACGAGGTCGGATTTGTCAGCCGCGGATTAAAGGCCATGGCCATGGAGCTAGGCATTCCAGTGGTCGCCGCCGCGCAGCTCAACCGGCAGGCAGAGAACCGGCCCGACAACCGGCCGAAGCTCTCCGACCTGCGCGAGAGCGGCAGCATAGAACAGGACGCCGATCTCGTCGCTCTCGTTCACCGCCCAGCCTACTACGCGGTGCAAGACGAGGAACCGGAGCCGCAGGACGCGGAGTTAATCATCGCCAAGCACAGGGCCGGACGCACCGGCACCTTGAATATGACGTGGCGTCCCAGCCTGACGCGCTTCGACGCGAAGACTCCGGTCAGTAACATCGTTTCCGCGCCGCGCCTCACCGACGAGGGCAATAGCGTCTACGCACCGGACAAGCAGCTCTGGGAGGCCATCAACGAATGATTAACAGCAGGCAGAAAGGCGCCTCGTTCGAGCGCGAGGTTGCCAAGGCTTTGACCGCTGAAGGTTTTCCGGCCAAGCGGGGTGCGCAGGTCTCGCAGGGGTCTTGGGGGATCTCCGCGCCAGACGTGATCGTGCCCTGCTTGCCGGATTGGCACTTCGAGTGCAAGCGCCACGGCCGCGCGCGCTTCGACCTCGATGCGGCTATCGCTCAAGCCTACCGCGACGCCGAGCGCAAAAACTGTGCCGTGATCCATCGCAAGGATCACTGCCGCATGCTGGTCACCCTCACGTTCGAGGACTTCTGCGAACTCATGCGCCACAGCGACTTTCCCATCCAACCAAAAACACCAAACCCAAATACACAAAGTGAATAAAACCATAACCACACCCGCGGGCGTCGCTCGCTATCCCCGCCTCAACTCGCCGGACACCAAGTTCAGCGAGGAAGGCCAATACAAAGTAGACCTCGAAATGTCCGCCGAAGACGCGGAGCCGTTTCTTAAACAGATCGAGGCCATGTTCTCGGAGTTTGTCGCCGACAAAAAACGCGAACTGAAAAAGGACACTCTCAAGATCCACGCAGCGCCGTGGAGCGAGAACGACGGACTGGTGCAGCTCAAGCTCAAGGTCAAGGCGACCGGCAAGAGCAAGGACGGCGAGACGTACACGCGCCAACCGAAGCTGTTTGATGCGTCCGGTCAGATCACCAACGAAAACATCGGCGGCGGCAGCAAGCTCAAGGTCGCTGTGGTTCCATACTTCTGGTACACCGCTTCGCTCGGCGCCGGAATCACGCTGCAGCCCAAGGCGGTCCAGATTTTGGACTTGGTCACATGGAGCAGCGGCGGCACCGCTGAGGCTTACGGCTTCGAGGTGACTGAAGCCAAAGACCAGCACGTTGAGCGCGAGCTGCGCGTGGCCAAGAACGGAACTAACAACGAAGAGGTCGAGTGGTAGTCATGGCAACTACTCGCAAAAGGGGGGCGGCAAAACGCCGCTCCCCTTCGGCCAAGGCCGCGGAACCTGCGCCGGAGCGCTTCGCTGCAGACGGACGCAAACTCGTACGTTTGGAGAGGCTCAGGGCGCACCAGAAGTATGTCCTCGCGGACGGCACGCAAGTGGTCGGCGCCTCGACCATCTCCAAGATCGGCGACGATCAGAGCAACCTGATCCACTGGGCATGGGGTCTTGGAAACAAGAACCAAGACTACCGCAAGGTGCGCGACCGCGCGGCGGACATCGGGACGCTGACTCACTTTAAAATTGAGTGCTTCTTCCATGGCTGGGAGCCGGACCTCTCGGAGTTTGCCCCCGCGGACATCGAGAAAGCGGACATCGCGTTCAACAATTTCCTGTCGTTCTGGAACGAGCAGGGTCTCACGGTGCTGGAGCCGGAGGTGCAGCTCGTCAGCGAGGCGCATCTATTCGGCGGCACGATTGACGCGCCGTCCGTAGACAAGGAAGGCCGCATCGTGTTGCTCGATTGGAAGACATCGAGCGGCATTTACCTGTCGCAAAAGCTGCAGCTCGCAGCCTATGAGCGCCTATGGAATGAGAACCGGCCGGAGCAACGTGTTCAGCGCCGCGCCGTCGTTCGCATCGGCAAGGAAAAGGCAAACGACCACAGCATCGAGTGGATGTTCTCTTCGGACAACGAGTGGGATCTGTTCAAGGCCCGCCTTGATCTGCACTACGCGAACCTCCGCTACAAGAAAGCCGCCTGATGCCTCGCCGCAAATACATAGCCATCATCCGTAGGAAGCTCGGCCGCGAAAAGGCGGACGGACTCACTATGGGTGATGGCCGTGTGTTCATTGATCCGCGGCAAAGCGGCATCAACGAGCTGGACACCATCGTCCATGAGTTGCTGCACGACTGTTTCCCCCACCTGAGCGAAGAAGCCGTCGCCGATGCCGCCGGAGTCATGGCGCGCAGCATGTGGCGCGACAAATGGAGGAGGGTCATGGAATGACGTCCGCAATCCTCATCGCCTTGGTCGGCCTGCTCTATTTCGCCGTGGCAATCGATCAATTCTGCATACAGCACAACTTTTGGGCCGGTGTCGTCTGGTTTGGCTACAGCGTTAGCCAGATCGGTCTTTGGCACATGACCATCCGGCCATGATTCATGAGTAAATACAGTATTATGACAGACGAAATCGCCGAGATAGACAAGACCATCACGCTGCTCAAGACGCAGCGCCAGAAACTTGTCGCCGCGGCGGCAAAGAAGAAAGCGGATGCGTTGTGCGCGGAGATGCGCAAGCGCAAGCAATCCAAATGAATTTTCTGATGGCAAAAGCGGGTTCGTGCAGGCGCGCATGGTGGTGTGCGCCTCGGAGCAAGCCGGTATGCCCAGCCCCACAGAGCACGACTAGTGGGGCGCCATCAAACTCTAGAGCGTCAGGGAATGCGGCGGACGTTGTGGTCTGGTCATTTCATACCCCTGCCCCTGTAACCGCATAAAACAGGAGCCGCTCTATGTATTTTGAAACCGAACAACACCGCGAGGTCGAGGCGCGCATGCTGCAAGAGGTCGCCGACAAATATGGCTACCAGATCGAGCGCTGCAGCAAGGCGTATCCGGTGGACGCCGTCTTTATGCGCAACGGTGTAGCCAAGCGTCTGGTCGAAGCGCGGCGCCGCTACAACTCGAAGGACGAATACCCAACCTTCAAGTGGAGCCTGCAGAAATACATACACGTCGCGCAATTCAGCGACGTCCTGCCGACCAGCCTCATTGTCGAATGGACTGAAGGCATCTACGCGCTGGATATCATGCGGAAGCAGTATCCGGTCGGCTTCTTCCGTCCGCGTGAGGCGCGACGAGAGGCGGACAACGAGCCATGCGTGGAGATTCCGGTGTCGGACTTTAAGGCGGTCATCGAGCGGCAATGATTAGCTGGTCACCATACCCCATGCGCGCCGAAGTCGCCGGTGTCGGCACCGCGTGGCTGCTCTACGTTCAGCCGCAGGGCGGCATGGCGAACGACATTTGGACGTTCGTGCCGGAGTCCACCGGCCAGCCGCTGCACGTCCGCAGCGACCAGTTCCATTTTTCAGAGAATCCGACTTTAGACATAGCAACTTTGGGCGCTGACACGGCTTAACAAATCGGTTCTGGGAGGGACCGCGCGTCAACCAGTCAGCGCCCATTACATTTTAGAGGGGAGAGCGCAGCGGAGTCTGCGCAGAGGGAGTGAACGAGCAGAAACAACGGTTTCAGCCGACCGAGCACCCTGTAATGAAGATCGACACCGATCTTTTGAGCAGGTTAGGGCCGGAGGAAGGCTGGCAATATCTCAAAACGAGGGAAGAGCTGATCGCGCGCGAGGCGAGCGATCCGTTCCGCTTTGGTTATGTCCCGCCGCTGTGGAAAAAGGCCAGCGAACTCCTCGATAAACACCGAGAGCTGCTCGTCATGGGCGGAAACAGAAGCGGAAAAACGGAGTGGGCGGCGAAGGAAGTCATCAAATTGATGCACAGCAAGGCCGGAGCTGTCGTCTGGTGCTTCGCCGAGACCTCCGCGACCAGCATCGAGTCGCAGCAGCCGCGCCTGTGGAAATTTATGCCCCCTGAGTGGCGCAATGCGCGCAAAAGTCAGGTCACAAACATCAGCTACACGGTCAAAAACGGCTTCTCGGAGGCCAAATTCGTGGCACCCAACGGTTCGATCTGCTGCTTTAAAAATTACGCGCAAGATTTGAGTGTCATAGAAGGCGCGGAGCTGGACATGGCATGGTGCGACGAGCTGGTCGGTCTAGATCTGCTCGAAACGCTGCGATTCCGGCTTGTAGACCGCAACGGCAAGCTGGCGGTGACGTTCACGCCGGTCCAAGGCTACAGTCCGACCGTCGCGTCCTACTTGAACGGAGCAAAAACGGTCGAGGACGCCGACGCCGAGCTGCTGCCGAAGCGCGCGGAGAAGGACGGCGAGCAAATCATTACCGGATACGAGAAAGTCCCGATCCTGCAGATGAGCACGCGCAACCGGCCGGTGCTCTACTTTCATACGCGCGCCAATCCATGGGCCGGATGGTCTCGTATGCGCAAGGAGCTGCAGAATGAGACCCGCGAGCGGATACTTTGTCGCGCCTATGGCGTGCCGACCAAGGCCATCTCCGGCCGCTTCCCATTATTCAACGAGAAGGTCCACGTCATCAGGCACAGCGACGTGCCGGAGGGCACGCGGTATCACTGGGTCGATCCGGCCAGCGGCAGAAACTGGTTTCAGCTCTGGTCCGTCCACGACTCGGCCGGTCGCTGCATAATTTACCGCGAATGGCCAAGCATGGACGACTACATCCCATCGATCGGATATGCCGGAGAGTGGGCGCTGCCGGACGGCAAGAAGATGGACGGCAAGGCGGGACCGGCGCAGAGCGATTTCGGCTTTGGCTTGGAGCGATACGTCGAGGAGATCAAGCGCGTCGAGAACGGCGAGAAGATCTTCGAGAGATACATGGACAGCCGCTTTGGCAACGCGCCAACGCTCGCGCGCGAGATGCCGACGACTCTGATCGATGAGATGGGCGAGCTGGGCGTGGACTTCCTCGCCGCACCGGCCGACTCGATTGACGAAGGTGTCGCCATGGTCAACTCCATGCTGCACTACAACAACGAGCAGCCCATCAGCGCGCTCAACCAGCCAAAGCTCTACATCTCCGAGCGTTGCAAGAACACGATCTATGCGCTGGCGACCTATACCGGAGCGGACGGCAAGAAGGGCGCGACGAAAGATCCGGTTGACTGCGTGAAATTTATCGCGCTCTCCGGCGCAGGAAACGTGGACGGCGAGACGCTCATGTCCCGCGGAGGAGGAAGCTACTAGTGGCTCCCACTGGCATAGTTCCCCCGCCCCCGCGCGCAAGGCCATGGCGCGGCCGCAGCAAGGAGCCGCCGCGCTGTGGCGTGTGTTCTAAGCGGCTTCGTATCGAGGACATCCACGGGGTGGACGAACAGCTCGGCCCCATCTGCCGCGAGTGCGGCCCGCATGTCGTGGCCGCCAACAACGTCATGTATCCCTTCTGGATATAACCATTCGCCATTCGCAAACAGCAAACACTCTATGTTCACAAAAACCAAAACCATACCAGTGGACCGCTATGCCGTGTCCGACAACTACGACCCAAAAGGCGCCCTTGCCTTCAGCCGCGAGCAGGCGCCCAATGCCTACTTGGCTGTGATGACGGAGCTGCAGGACCGCATTGCCGACGCCGTCACGTTGTGCAGCACGATGGCAACCTCGAAGGAGGGCGGATATCTCGCACACGCCGCCGGTCAGCTCTGCGCGCTGCAAGAACTGTGGGACGCGCTCGAAGCGCGCCGCGCGGAGTCGCATCGCGTGGAGTAGCTTTTGCGCCGTAGTCCAAGCGTGATTTGGGTTTCAGCAGCCAGTGTAAGCATGCGGCGACACTATGCCCGCGCAGTGCAGCGTGAAGTGAGCATTCCGGCTTCTTAAAATACTACTGGACATCCGTTCAGTATTACCGAATACTAGATATATCAACGTGGAGTCGCGCCCTCATGGCGCACAGGTGTTGATCGGACTGAGAGACGAACTCTCTGGCACCATCTTGGGAGGTTTAGACCATGGCGGAAGGGAAAGTGGCGTCGAACGACGCTGATGTAGATGTAGTTTCACTAGCTATTCAGGAGCTTTCTGGCGGCATGCCGGAACAGAAACTGGAAGAAGTGAAGTCGGCTGACGAAGCCGAAGATCTTTTACAAGACGAGACAAACGAAGAGGAGACCGAGGAGAACACCGAGGAAGCCTCCGAAGAGGACAGCACAGAAGAGTCTGGCGACTCGGAAGATTCCGAGGACAGCGAAGACGAGGAAGGCGAAGCGCCATCACCGGACAATGTCCAGAAGCGCATAAATAAACTGACGGCGCAAAAGAAGGCCGCAGCCGAAGAAGCCGCCACCGTCAAATCGCAATACGAAGAAGCGCAAAAGCGCCTTCAAGAGCTGGAGGCTCAGGTCAATGAGGCTTCGCGCCCGATCCTGCAGCCTAGCGCGGAGAACCCGCTCGCCGATGTCGATACCGCCGAAGCGCTTGATGCGAAAATCAAGAGCGCTCAGGAGGTTCGCCGCTGGGCATTAAAAAACAGCGACGGCGCCAGCGTAAGGAAGCCAGACGGAACCGAGACCTATCTCGATTCCGATGCGGTCAAAGAGTATTTGATCCGCGCGGACGATATCCTCGTAACGCATGCTCCCGCTCGACGCGAATGGCTTGCCCAGAGGCAGCCAGCAGTCGAAGCGGCCAAGAACCTGTTCCCCGACCTCTTCACAAAAGGCAGCGCGCTCAACCAAGCGTTCCAAGCGACCGTAAAACAAGCGCCGGAGCTACTGAAGCTCCCGCAAGTTGAATACTGGGTCGGCTTGGCGCTCTACGGTGAGCAGCAGCTCATGGCCAAGCAGGCAGCGTCCAACGCTAAAGCCGCCGCGTCGAAGAAAGTCTCGTCTAATAAGATCGCAAAGACACCTACCCCAGCGAATCCGATTAGCGCACCGAAAACTTCTACCAAAGGCGCCGTTTCTAAAGCGGCCAGAGACAGAGTTATGTCGAGTGGCAGGATCGATGATCTTGCCGATTACGTCTCGGAAGCTCTGTTCAACTAAGAACAACCTCACACTAGAAAGAAAAACTTACTATGGCAGCTCCCGCGGGACAATTGTTCCCCTCAGTTGGAAATAGGGAAGACATCCTTGATGTTCTTACCTACGTCGATAACAAAAACACACCCATCTCTTCGAGCATTGCTCGCGTAGGTGCGGACATCACTAATCCTTCGGTTTACAGCTATTTGGCCGATTCTTACAGCGCTCCGTCTACTGACGGCGTTGTTGATTCCTCCGATGTGACCGACTTCTCGGACGCAGCCGCAAACCGCGTTCTTCTCAGCGCTCGCGCTCAGAAAATTCGCCGCACTGCCCGCGTGTCGGACTTCCAAGCGAACCTCGCTGACGTTGCCGCCATCGGCCGTCGCAAAGAATTTTCCAAGGCCATCGCCAAGACGATCTTGGAAGTCAAACGTGACGTCGAAGCGACCATCAGCTCGGACAACGAATCCGTCGAAGGCTCCGGCAGCGTGGCTTATAAAACTCGCGGCTTGGGCAAGTGGATCGCAACGGCCGGTTCTCAAACCGACCTTCCGGTTCCGACCTCGCAGGCGACTCCTTCTGCCAGCATCAACACGACCGCGACCGCGTCGCTCACCGAGAGCGCCCTGCAGAACGTCTTGCAGAGCATCTATGAGCAGACTGGTTCACAGGATCGCTTGGTCTTGGTTGCTGGCCCTTCCCTCAAGAAAGCCATCACTAACTTCACGCGCTTCACGGTCAACAGCACCTCGAACGTGTTCAATCTGCGCCAGACCGCGCAAGCCGCCAGCTCGGATCGTCTCGTCTCGAATATCTCGTTCTATGAGGGCGATTTTTCGACGCTCGAAATCGTGAGTAGCCTATTTTTGGCTGCCAACGCTTCGACCGACGCCGAGAAGTATGCTCGCGGTTACATCATGTCGCCTGAGAGCGTCATGCTTCGCTACGGCCGCAAGCCGCGCTTCCAAGAGCTGCAAGACAGCGGTGGCGGACCTCGCGGTCTCGTCGATTGCATCGTGTCGCTCGCGGTTATGTCGCCCAAAAATATGGGCAAGTTCGCAGCCACTGCCTAATTCAAACTCTTAACAACTAACTAGAAAAAACTAATCAGATGAAAGTGTTTGAACTTCCCGCAGAAACCAAAGCCGCAACCGGCTTTACGCACAAAGCCGTCGTTGTAGCCAGCGACTTCACCAGCGCGACCAACACGCAGACCCTGAGTCTGCTGGCGGTCCCTGCTGGCTCGGTCATCAGTAACGCCGCTCACAAGCTCGTTACGCCGCTGGTCTCCAGCGATGGCACGGTTGACGCTGTTGCCTACACGCTCGGCAACACCGCCTCGGCGACCTCGCTCATGTCCAGCACCGAAACGCTCGGTGCGGCCACCGAGGTTGTCTACAAGGCGATGACCGTCACGGCTCCGGTTGCCATCACGGCAGCCAGCCAGAACATCGTTGCCGCCTTCACGGCGACTTCGGCCAAGGCGCTGAACACCGTCACCGCTGGTGAGATCCATATCTACCTCGCGGTTGCCGATCTCAACGATCTCTAAGATCGCGTCTTAACACACTGCCGTCCGCACTGCGTATGCGGGTCGGACGGCAGAAGTTAGGATGTCAGATCAAATATTCTCCGAGCTGGTCGGAGACATGGATGACGAGCTGGCTCACCTTGTCAAAGAGGAGCTGCAGACAGGATGGCGCGCACAGCAGGTGATGGCCGCTATTGACGCTCGCAAAGCCAAACAGGTCAACGACCAGTTAGAACACTGCACTGTAGACGGCATCGGTCAGCACGTTATGGACGTTCCGGCCGATGCTTATTTTGCATGGCAGAAGCATCTAGGTGACGGCTGCT